AGATTGAGATTACCGACAAGGCTATCATCTGCGCCCATATGAGCGGCAGCAGTATTCTCCTTACGGAGTACCTTGTGAGCACCAAAATACAATCCCGTATTAAGAAACGGGACTTTCCATGGCGTAGCCTCAACATTATTAAGATCATAATGGAAGCTCTCCGAATTAATATTCGCATACGCCTGGTGCCAATAAGCCTTACCTACGCTCATTTTAAGACCAACACGACCCGAAAGGTCAGTGTGTCTAGCGTAATCGGCTTTGGATCCAACATAGAGCATATCGTCACCATTGACGAGAACAGCCGAGAGGCGTTCCTTATAACTCCAACCGCGCTGTCTTTCCGCGGTATTAAGGAGATATACACCCAGATTCGCCAAACAGAGAATCGGGAAGCTCAAAATTGATCCCATAAGTTGACCAGAGGTCTGAACACCACCAAATGTGTACTCACCCGGCATTTCATCATCCGGGTACCACAAATCGTGAGGACCTAAGCACCTCTCAGCATCCTGCTGATCCTGAGGAGATAGCCTTTCAACTATCTTCCGGAGAATTCTTCCAGAATATTTCCATGAGAGTGCATCGGTAGCCGCCTTATAATCGATGGATAACCATCCATCGTCAGGCCTTATATCTGACACTAAATCGACTAGATCAGTCGGTGTCATAGATCTACCTATCAACTTAAAACAAGGCATATATCGCAACGTAGTGTGCATAGCCTTCTGGAGAGGTCTCATTTTGGAGTAAAGCAAAGCTTCTCCCTTTGAGATTACTCGCCCCTTTAGGGGCTCGAGTACTATTTGGATTTTGGCTCGCGCTCTTGGGCGGCCATCTATATAATCCTTATCATCCAACTCTCTCCACTCCTCGCAACCATAGGGTCTGCGGACTTCAACAACACAGTTGTGCTGGAGTCCACCCTTCTTATCATGAATATGCGGGACGATGATCATCTTATCAAGTTCAGTGGTACCTTTAAGACACCACCTTAGGCCGACTTGCTGTCTTAGCTCGTCTTGCTGTCCACCGTGTTTCCTAGTCCGCTCGAAACAAGCGTTCTTGGAAGGGGTGGAGTCTAACCATGACTTATCAGCTAGCCTGCGCTCTATGCCAACGGCACAGGCGTCTAGAACCTTCATAAATGTCCGATCCTCAAATATGGAATCGATGACAGAGTCCTCCCCGACATCGGGTGAAGTTAGACTCTTAAGATGATCCTTATAGGTCTCCTCTACAAATGCTTTG